CCGCTGATTAGGGAGGTGAAGTGATGACCCGCCGCATCCCCTTCTACATGGAAGTCTACACCCCCGAGGACGTGGAGGATTTTGAGCGCACCCTGGCGCAAGAGATTGCCATGCTGGCCAAGGAAACCGACTCGGCGTGGCGCGAGCCGCTGGCCGAATGGGTGGCGATGGACACGGCCTGGCTCGCCGAAATGCGCGAGGCGGTGTTCCCGTCGCTCCCGTTCCGCTTGCCGGTGGGTTTGCCGGCGCCGCGTCCGGTGCGGGAGGTGGGGCGATGACCTGGGACTTGATGCACCTGGTTCCCGCCGCCCTGTGCGCGCTGGGGGGCCTGATTTGCGCGCAGGAAGCCGCGTTCAACATGCGGCTGGGCGAGAACACAACCGCCGTGCGGGCCGGGCTTTCGATGGTCGTGTGCTGGGTTGCGGCGGCGGTGTCACTTTGGGAGGCAATGGTATGAGCGCCATCCGCCCTTTCCAAACCCTGGCCTCCCCCACCCTCCGCGCGATCATGGACGACACCACCCCGGCGCGCATCCGCCTGCGCCAGATGGCCGCGCAACTCGCCGGCAAACTGGAAGCCGGCAACCTCCGGCGGCTGCCTCAGTGTGAATTGGTCGAGTTGCGCGCGCTGGTGTTCGCCATCGAAGCCGTGGCCGACCAACTCGCCGAGGCCGCGCGGCCCCCGCCTTCCCCGCCGCCCCGCCGATGGTGGCCGTTTAGATAACCCCGCGCCGCTGCGCCACGCAACACGTCGCTCCGCTCCGCACCGCACCGCACCGCGCCGCAACGCAACGATTTGTTTGAGGCTTTTCTCCGCTGCGCATTGTTGCGCTACGCGCCACAGCGCCGCGCCTCGCTTAGCACCACAACGCAAGGAACCACGCCATGAATACCAGCATCGCCACCGTCCGCATCGTCGGCATCACGCCGCTGAGCCAGTCGCGCCAGCACGACGAACCAAAGTTAGAAGGGGAACGCCCCGACGATTACGATAAGCGCACGTGGCGCTCCAAGCTGAACGTCTCCGAGCGGGACGGCAAGCAGACGGTCGTGATCCCCGCGCACGGGCTGCACCAGGCCATCGCCAGCGCGGCCAAGTATTCCAAGCGCCAGATTCCCGGCCAGGGCAAGGCGACGTGGACGGCAAAATTCACGGCCGGGATTACGCTGCTGGATGATCCGGCGCTGAACATCGACCCCGCCACCGTGGACGCTGTGACCATCAGCGCGAACGCTGATGGCATCCGGGGTTCCGGCAAGCGCGTGCCCCGCAAGTTTCCGGTAATGCCGAAGTGGTCCGCGACGTTCGATGTGATCATTCTTGATCCGATCATCAGCGAGGATATCTTTCGCGAAATGTTGACGATGGCCGGAATGTTCATCGGCGTGGGCCGGTTCCGCCCGGAGAAGGGCGGCACGAACGGCCGGTTCAAGATCGAAGAAATCAAGTGGCAGGATAACCGCCAGCTTGCAGCGTAATCGCCACGCCACGCTTCGCCCCGCATCTCGGCGCAACGCTCCGCAACGCAACGCAACGATTCGTTTGTCTCCCGTTTCCCACGCATCGCAACACACCTCAACTCCTCGCCATGACACGCCGCGCACCGCCACGCCACTCTCCGCAACGTCTCCCACAAGGAACCCACAATGAACGTCACGCAATCCCTCTCCGCTGAATGCCGCGCCCTGGCCGACCTGTTCGCGGCCACGCCGGTTGGCGGCACCGTCACCTATGCCGCCATGTCGCAGGCCATCGGCCGCAGCATCGCGGAGCGCCGGTATCTCGCCATCCGCGCCATGCAGGTCGCCACGCGCGAAACCGGCGCCATCTTTGGCAGCGTGCGCGGCACCGGCTACATGCGGATGCAGCCGCAAGACGCCCACATGCTGGGCGCCCACACGCGGGGCCGCATCCGCCGCAGCGCCAAGCGCGCCGCCGACGCGATCATTGCCGCGATCCAGTCTGCGAACGACATGCCCGACGATGCCAAGCGCAAGGCCTACGCCGAGGTCAACGCGATGGCGCTGGTGCGCCACATCACCACGGACAAACAAGTTACCGCCGCCAGCCCCGAGGCCAAGGCCGAGCCGGTGGGGATCACGATGCGCCGGTTTGCCCAGCAGATCGGCGCGGTTGGGTAACTTCGCTTTGCGACTTTCCGCCGCGCTCCGCCACGCTTCTCGCCACAACGCGCCGCGCCTTTACGCATCGCTGCGCATCGCATCTTAGCGCCACGCAACGCAAGGAACCCCATGAACACCCTGGAAATCGCCACCGTCACCAGCGCCATCCGCGCGCGTGTGGTGGTGCCATGACCATCACCATCCACCGAGACCTGATGCAAGGCTCAGACGAGTGGCTGCAAGCCCGTTGTGGCATTCTCACCGCAAGCGAAATGTGCCGCATCATCACGCCCACGCTCAAGATAGCCAAGAACGACAAGGCATCCGCGCACCTTTACGAACTGCTCGCCCAGCGCATCACCGGCTACGTGGAACCGACCTATATCAGTGATGATATGCTGCGCGGCCAACAGGATGAGATCGACGCCCGCGCGCTCTACGCGAAGCACTACGCGCCGGTTGAGGAAGTCGGGTTTATCACGAATGACGAATGGGGCTTTACCATCGGGTATTCGCCGGATGGGCTGGTTGGCGATGACGGGCTGATTGAGTGCAAGTCGCGGCGACAGAAGTTCCAAGCGGAGACGATCATTAGCGGCACCGTGCCGGATGACTACCGCGTCCAGATACAAACCGGCCTGTTGGTGACGGGCCGCAAGTGGTGCGACTTCATCAGCTACTGCGGCGGCATGCCGATGGCGACAATTCGGGTTGAGGCCGATGAAACGACACAAGCCGCCATCGTCAACGCGGCGGCTGAGTTTGAGGAAACAATCGCTGATCGACTGGCCGATTACCGACTGAGGCAAACATACGGCACCCGCCTAATCCCCACTGAACGCCGCATCGAACAGGAGATGCACCTCTAATGGACATGCGACCGACCATTACGCCCAAATCCGACCAACTCAACGCCGACGATCTGATTGCCGGCCCGCGCACGGTCACGATTACCGCCGTGAAGGCCGCGCCCGGCAGCGCGGAACAACCCGTGGCCGTCTACTTTGAAGGCGACAACGGGAAGCCCTATATGCCCTGCAAATCCATGCGTCGCGTCATGGTGGCCGTGTGGGGTGCCGACGCCAGCCAATACGCGGCCCGCGCCATGACCCTGTTCCGCGACCCGTCCGTGACATGGGGCGGCATGGAGGTGGGCGGCATCCGCATATCCCACATGAGCGGGATGGACCGGGAAATGGTGTTGGCTCTGACTGCGACGAAGAAGGCCCGCAAGCCCTATCGCGTTCTGCCGCTTGTGGCGGAGTCGCCGAAGCCTGCGGAGAAGGATCAAGCCTCGCTTGTCGCGGAGGCGCTGGCGGGCAAGTTTGCTGCCGTGGTGACGGCGTATGATTACTACACGATCATTGACGCCGAACTGACGGCCAAACAGATGCGATGGCTGAAAGACAAGCGCCCCGACCTGTTCACGGCCGTTGACGCGGCCCGCGCCGCAGCGTCTGATCGGATGACGGACGCGCCGGTTACGGAAGCCCCGGAGGCTGCGGCGGATGACGAGGTGCCGGTATGACCCGAAACGAGGCGCTGAAAGCGTTGGAGGATGCGGCTTTGTCTTGGTTTGCAAAAGGATGGCCGCACGCGACGCAGGACGATGTGAACGCGTTGGAACGAGCATGCGCCACGCTTTACGCGCTTAATCTGGAAGCCGCCCAGGAACGGACGGTGGTTGCTGGGGAGGATGTGTGATGACGCGAATGGAAGCCCTGGAAGCCGTGGCGGAGGCGGCGGCAATTTTGGCCGGCGGCGCGGGCGTTATCCGTAGTCGCACGCCGGAGGACGACGACATTTTCACCCATGAACTGGCCCATATCCGCGAAGTGCTTGCCGCCCTCGCAGCACTCGCGAAGGAGGCGGGCGATGAGACTTGAAGATGTGGCCGCAAAAGAGGCCCAGCGCATCAAAGGGTGCATCGGCTGCGTCAAGGCCAAGCGCGCAAACCTCCACGCGGAGCTGCCGCCGCCTGTGGAGGGGTGCGAGTGCTACCAGCAGGGGCAGGAAATCCTCGCCGCCGTGATCCCCGCGATCCAGGCCGAGGCGTTGGAGTGGGCGGCGGTAACGGCGGAGGCATTCCCCCTCCGCACGCATGGAGGACTGGCCACAGATCCGTATGCCTCTGCCGAGCAGGCCGCAGACGAAATCGCCGCCGCCATCCGCGCGATGAAGGAGCCCACCCCATGACCCTCAGTGCAGTCAACGCCGAGAACATGCGACGCGTGGGGCACAACGCATGCCGCGCCGCCACGCTCGCGGGGAGGGTGGAGGTGTGAGGCGCAAATCCGAGTGCCGATTAGACGTATTCGTGCCAGCCGGTGAAACTCGCGTAGCGATCTGCGTGTTCGTGTCGCGGCTGGATGAACTGGAGCAAGTCCGCATCCAAGGCATATCCGGCGCGCTGATCCAGCAAACGCAGGCGGATACCGTGTTTGTCATTCAGAAGCGGCGGAAAGCGAGGAAGCCACGCCATGACTGACGCGCGATGCGAGCCGCCGGAGGGGTGGCAGCCGATCGAGACGGCGCCGAGGGATGGGACGGCGGTGATGATCTACGCCCCGGCCTCCGATCCGGCGAAGTGGGCGGTGGACCTGCCGGCTGTTGTTTGCACGGCAGCCTATCACGAGGACGCAGGATGGTGCGTCTGCACCGTGCGGGAAGTGACGCATTGGATGCCCCTCCCCGCCGCCCCGGAGGCCCGCCATGACTGACGCGCGTTGTGAGCCGCCGGAGGGGTGGCGGGCCGTGGAGGACACGCGGCGCAGACTGTTGGAGGCAGCCGATTTCATGGCGCAGGAGCGCGCCGTCTACGTGCCGAATTTACTGCTGACTGCTGCACGCCAGTTGGGGCAGTTGTCGCGAACGACCCAGCCCGTCGCCACCCCCACCGAACTCGCCACCCTGCGGGCGGAGGTGGCGCGGGCGGAGGCCAGCGAATGGTGCCAGAAGGTGCAGCTATTCGAAGATGTTGCCCATCGCCGGAAGAACGAACGCGACGCCATCGGTATCGCCTTCACAAAGCTATCCGCTGTCCTACGCGTGAACATGCTGCGGCATGTGCCGGGAACGTCGCACGCGGAAATCGACGCAGCCATTGATGCGTGCCTTGGGCCTGTTGCCCGCGCCGCCCTCGCCCGCGCCAAGGCGGAGGGGCTGTGATGGACGACACAAACCCTCCGTTCGAGCTAACCCCCACCCAGCACGCCCGCATCCGCCCGCTGGCCGATTACCCGCGCGACATGTATCGCGTCCACATCTTGGCATGGCACGATGGCCACGTATGGCGCGGCATGTGGGGCGGGCCGGAAGGCGACGGCTGGCGGGCGGATTCGGCGTTGCATCGAACCCACGCGCTAGCCGGGGTGCCGACGCATTACGTAGAGGATCGGGGCTAGGCGCCCCGCTCCCGCATCACCACCGCCACCACGCCCCCCACGGCCACGCCGAGGGCGGACAGCGCCTGCACCCACTCAGCCGGCACCGCCAGCCCGAACGCCGCCACGATGGCAGCCATCCCGGCGTAAGTGGAAGGCTCACGAAGGCGGGAAACGATGTATTCCATTAGCGTCGCTCCTTGTCTGACAACACACGCAACATCGTTTTGATTTCGCGCAAATCTTCCTTGATCGCCGCCGCCGTCTTGCGGTCCTCGTCCTCGTTACGCTGGAGGTTCACCACCTTTTCTTCCACAACCGCCACGCGGCTTTCCATTTTCGACGCATACCATGCGCCAAGAATGAGTTGGCCCAATAGGACGAGGATGATGGAGACGTTCACCCGTTTGTCTAAATGCCAGTTGTTAACCGCCGTCTCACTCATCGGACAAAACCCTTAGCACTTCCACAACCTACAGGCGAAAACATCACATTTGCGTTACATTGACGCATTATTAATGCCCCAACGCCAGCCAAGAGAACGATCCGCTTTGGCCCGTGCCGCCGTAAACCGTGAAGCCGGAAACGGCGTAAGACGCGGGCGACGGGCCAGGCGGCCACGATGCATGCGCCGCGCCGCTGGTCGTCAGGGTGCATTGCACGTTGAGCAGCGCCGTGGGGAAGTTGACCGCGAAGGTTACGGTGCCGGTGCCTGCGGTGTAGGTGCCGGTTCCCCATTTCAGGATCAGCCCAGACGGAAGCGTAATCCCGCCAGGACTGGCCAGCGTGGCGGGGAACTGGTCATAGATGACCGCAAGGCCCGCCTTTGTGCCGGCAGCCGCGCCGATGGTGCTGGTAACCGTCAAGGTGCCGGTTATCGTGCTGTTGCCCGTAATCGCGGCCCCGCCCTTGGTTACCGTCACGGCATCGCTCACGGTCATAGTGCCGGTCACGGTGCTATTACCTGTCACCGCAGCGCCGCCGGCTACCACGGTTACGCCGCCCGCCGTGATCGTCGCCCCGCCGGCTGTGACCGTCAGCCCGCCCGCCGTCACCGTGGCGCCGCCCTTGGTCACAACAAAACCGTTGCCCACCGTGACGGCGCCGGATGTGCTGACGTTGGTGAACGCTGCCGCCGTGGCGCTGAGGGTAGATACGCCCGAGAGCGTGTAGCCTTTCCAATCCCAATTGCCCGCAATCGGCGTCTGCCCGTCCGCCGCCGTGCTGGCTGTCATCGCGGTTTGAATGTCGGCAAACACGGTGTTCATCGTCGGCGCGTCAATGGTAGTGCCGTTCGCGAACCCCGATGGATAGGGTGCGGGGAGCGTGTAGGAGCCGGCGCCGTTGCGAGACATGTTAGGGGGCTCCCATGTTCGGTAGATATTGCGCCGCCTGATGCACCAGCAAGGCGCGGGCGAGGTCACTGGTGACGGTAGGGCTGGCCGCTACCTGATTGCGGAGGTAGGCTTGCCCGGCTTGGCTGTTCATCAACATCTGCGCGAGGCGGGGAAGCGCCAGCGAGCCTACCGCGCCAGCCGCCGCGCCAAGTGGCCCGCCGATCATCGCGCCCGATCCGGCGCCGCCGCCCACAAGCGAACCCGTAAGCATATTGTTTGCATACGTGCGCCCGGCGGTGCCGCTATCCGATGGCGGTTTGACAAGAGCCTGACCGATGCGGGCCAACTCGTTGAGGTCGCCTCGCCCGTAGACGTATCCCCGCCCCGTGGATGTATCCAAAGCCTGCCGGAGCGCCACGGGAGACATCATGCCTTCTGCCGCGCCTGCGCCTGCCCTGCCTGCCGCGTCGGAAATTACCATGAGGTTCGCATACTCGCGCCGCGCACGCTGCCAATCCTGCGCATCGGCCGGGGAGATGCTGGCATCCATGGCTATGCGCAGACGTTCGCGAAGGTCTCCCAACGCGCTGCGCACGTCGCCGTTGTTGGTGCTGCGGATGCTGCGCCCAAGCTGACTATCCAGCATCCGATACGACGCGCCCGGCACCGTAGGCGGGACGCCCGGCGCCGCTGATGGCGAAGCCATGCCGCGAAACTGTTGAATGCGCGCCCGCACAGGGCCGGCAGCCTCGGCCGGGATGAAGCGTAGGCTATTCTCAATCTGCCGCAACTCTGCCTGCAACTGCGGCGTAACGCTAAGCGTGTTCCGGTTGGCAATCGTCGCAATGGTGCCGCCGATCCGGTTGCGCGCTGCGTTGATCGTGGCCGGCATGGTGTCGTCCGCCGTCTCTCCCGCGCGACGCATCGCCGCCGAGATGAACGCCCGGTTTTGGTCCTCGCGAATGGCGCGCTGCGGCCCACTTGTGAACGGCAACTGCTCAAGCTGCGATTCCACGTTTTGCAGGAACCGGCTCCCCGTCGCCTGCCCTGCCGTAAGCGGGATGCCTTCATTTACGGCACCTTGCACCAACGCCTGCCGGCCGGGGCTGTTCACGTTCGGAACTGGCGTCACAAGGCGCCGCGCGCCCGCGATGGCGAACGGAGTTGCAAGAGACGCGGCCAAGCCCATGCCGGGCGAATCCGTGTATTCGCCCACCGCAGCGCCCACACCGGCACTAGCCGCTTGCGTGAGGGGTTGTGTTGTCAGCCACCGCCCAGCCGCTTGCACCGCCGGCACCGCGCTTCTAGCCAATTGCGTCCCGGCGCCATAGCCCGTCGCAACTCCGCCCAAAGCCTCGGCAAGCGCCGATCCAATTCGCTCGTTTTCTGTCTCCGGCTTGGGAAGCCCCGCCGCGTCAGATGCGCCCGTCAAAATATCCCGGCTGCTGTAACCGGCGGGGATATTGGCGCCCGTAGCTGCGTTGATGCCTGCCGTGATCGCTTGGCCCGGCGCGCGCATAACGTCATAGGCAAAGCCAGGCAAAGAACCTACCGCGTTGACGGCAGATCGCGCGCCAAGCCCTAGACTGCGCGTGAACCTGTCCATAAGGCTCGGCTGCGGTTCGGTGGCAGTTTGCGGAGACACAACCGTTTCAAACCCTGCCCATGGATCAGCAGCGTTGGCGACAGGCTCGAATGCCGCCCAGGGGTCGCGCGCGGTGCCGCTCATCGGGCAGGAACCCGGCGCGTTGTGCCGTCAGGGGTTCGGAACACTGTGCCAGGCGGCAACCGCATCGCCTCTGCCGGGTCCGAAATCGTCGGGATGCCTCCGGCCCCAGCCGGCGGCGGTTGCGCCCCTGCCAGGCCGGGCTGCGCGGGCGGGGCAATCTGCCCACGGAACCCGCCGGGAATTTCCACGTTCATGGCAGCAATTGCCTGCTCACGCGCTCGCGCTTTCTGCGCCTGCACCGAGGGGCCGTCGCCGGGCATTGTGAAGAACCGCGATTGGACGTCAAGCAACTCATTTGGCGTAAAGGCCGCGCCGGTTTCCTTGCGCAACACGCCTGCCGCGAACTGGCGCAGCGCGTTGAAATACTTCTGATCCTTTTCGCTTAACCCAAAGTTGATGCCGCCTTCCGGCAGATTGCGCCACGCAATGATGGCGGCAGGGCTCGGCGGCTCTTTCAGTTCAGTCAGGATGCGGTTGCCTTCCATCATCGCGAGGCCGAAGAGATTGGCTTTGCTTTGCGCTTCCGTGAGAGGGCTCAACCTGCTTGCGCCCGTTTGCGTAATTGTCGCGCCTGGAACTTGCGTTGTGGTGGCCGGCGGCGCACCAGCGCCAGCCGCCGCCGGTTGCGGAGTGGCTGGCGGTTGATTGTCCGCCCCCACGCTGACCGGAGGGCGGATGCCCTGCGGCGGTGTCGGAACTACCGTAATGACCGTGCCGTCCGCCTGCTGGATTTGGCGCGGCCCGTATAATTTCTGATATGCCGCACCGTAGATCGGGCTGCTGGGGTCGGCATTGGGGGCAAGCAAAATGTTGTAAGATTGCCCTTCAATGGATTTCCCATCAAATACGCCCGGCGCCGGTGCGGGTTCTGGCGTAGCACCAGGCACAACCTGCCGCCCGCCAAGGTTGCCGTAGCGCACCAGCGCCGGCTTGCCGTCCACCATCTCCACAACCGGCTGCCCGTAAGTTTCCCGATTAGCCGTTGCCGACATTCGCGCTTCCCGTGCCGCCGCAGCCGCCTCTTGCCGCGCCTCCGCCGCCTTCATCTCCGCATCCTCATACTGGAATTGGAACCCCGGCGCAGCCCGCGCGGCCGTCTGGTTGCCTTCTGCGCCCAGCCGCATAAGAGAGGCGATCATTTCCGCCCCTACGGGCTTTGTAGCAGGCTGTGGTGCCGGCGCCAGCATTACCGGCGGCACAACCTCAGCACCGCCGCCAGCCGGCGCCGTAGGCTGCGGATACGCGACACCCGGCTCCGGGTTTGGCATCGGCATCTGGAACCCTGGCACGCCAGCCTGCGCCAACTGCGCCGCCTCTTGCGCCTGCCGCTGCCCTTGCTGGCCTTGCATGTCAAGCAACATCTGGGCTTCGGATTCCCGGCCCTCGCGTTCGTCCATCTTGCCGAGATACCCGCCCAACGCACCTTGAACGGCGCGCGCCAAGCCCTGCATCCAGTGGTCTACCGGCGCGGTGGACGATCCTTGCTGCATCATGGCTTTGGCCAACTGCCCCTGCGGACTGCCTTGGCGCTGGCGCATAAGCGCGCTTTGCAACCGAAAGGTCTGCATGGGGTCATCGCCACGGATTGTCGGCACGCCGTAACGGTCTGCCATATCAGAACCACTTTCCAATTGCGGCGCTGCCCAGCGAACCCGCTAAGCCAAACAACCCGCCCAGTCCGGCGGCTTGGCTCTTTTGCGCGTTCTGCCACTGCGCCAACTGCCCCTGATACTGCTGGTTATACGCCCCCATCACATCCGTAGGCGCCACCCCAACCTGCGGCGTGTTGGCCAGTTGCGGAGTCTGCACCTGTTGGCCCGTGAGCAGCGCGGCCACCTCGTTAAGAGGCATGCCACGAAGCGCCGCCTGTTGCTGGATAGCCTGCCCCACTGTGTTGCCCGCGTTCAAGTCGGCGCCGAGCAACATATCGTTGCGGCCCTGATTGAAGTTGCGGAACTCCCGGTTCCAGCCCTCGGAACCTTCCGTCAGGCCCGTGTTGCGGAGGCGCGAGCGGAGCTGTTCCTCGGCGTCTGCCATTGTGGGAGACAGCCGCCCCAACTGCGCCTGCAACGCCCGGTCACGTTCGGCCGCCCAATCGACGTTGACCGGCTGGGAAAGCTGCCCCCGCACGTTGTCAAGCAGCGTGTTGCCGATGTTGCCGTATGTCGTTTGGGCGCGGGTGCTGAGATCGTAAAGCCGCTGTTGTTCGGGGCTTAGCGTGGTCGTCATCGTCCACTGATCTTGCCCGCCCATTGCCGGCACCTGGCGCCCCTGCAAAGACGCGCGAAACGCGGCTTCGTCGAACGCGGCAGGCACGGCGGAACCTGGCGTGTTGTTGGCGTCATTGTCGCCGCCACCCTGCATTGGGACGTAACTGGAATCCGGCCCCGCATTGGTGGCGTCAAAAGCGGATCTGGCGCGGGCAACTTCGCTGTTTTCCCACGATTGCCGGTCCACCGGCTGCCCGCCTTGGCTGTAGGTAATCCGGCCAGTCGGTCCCACCTGATTGACGCGGTTAAGCTGCGCCTGCAACCGCGCCGTGGCCGCGTTGCTGTCAGTCTGCGCCTGCGACGTTACCCGAGGATCGGGAGCCGCCGGGGCATCGCCCGCACCCTTGCCCATTATGCCGCCTCCTTCACGCCCCAGCGGGCATCGTATTCGTTGCGCATCATACCAAATATCCACGCCGCGCGCTTTGGCCCGAAATGGTGGCGTAACTTCGCCTCGCAGGTCATCCCGATACCGTAGTTAAACCGGATCGCCCGCTCGTTGTCGGCGGGGATGCACGTCCACACCTTGCGCACGCCGTATTGCAGGAACGGGATGGCGAGCAAGTCGCGGATGGTCTGCGGCTTGGCCCAAAGCGGCGAAACCGTCGCCATGCTGATTTGCACCGTTCCGTGACCGGCCTGATAATCGTGATACACGATGGCACCAAGCGGACGATCCCCGCGCGCCACGGCCACAGCGCGGCAAGGCCCAAACCCCGCAGCGCCAACATGCGGCAGTTGCTTCGCCACCCACGCGGCCACGCGTTCATCCTGGCCAAAAATCAGGTCATTGCGGGGGGTCACAAGAACGCACCCCGCTCGTAAAGCACTGACACGTTCATCAGCCGCGCCTGAATGGTGCCGGTCTGAATGATGAAATGAGGCGCCATCGCATAGCCCAGCGCGTCGGCGCTGATCCAGTTTTGTTGCAGCGTCATCCCGCTGCCCCATGTCGCCACGCCCCACAGGCCGGAACCCCACAAGGCGCCGCTCGCAAACGACGAAACCGGCGCCGTCAGGGTTGTGTTGTTAAAATCCACGTTGATGCCAAACGAAACCGTGATCGGCCCGGTTGTCTGGAACACCGGCCGCGCCATCGTCGCGCGCTTTATCAGCCCCTCACCACCGATGTATTGATACGCCCCGCGATATTCCGCGCGAATGTCGGTGCCATTGTCACTGGTGCCATTCTCGCCCTTATAGACGATGCCGTTAGAGGCGCCGAAATAGAGCGCCCCGTTAAGGCTGGCCCAGCATATGCCGTTCATGCCCTGATACTGTGCCCACGCGCCCGTGAGCGTGTTAACGACATACTGGTAATACACGCCGCCGGAGCGCGGCACGTTGAACAGAAGCATATTCAGCGCCGGATGCAGCGTGGCGCACCATCCGTTTTCGGTGCCATACGCCGTCACCGCTTCCGTAACCGCGTTGCCGATCTTCTGCGACAGGGCCACGCGCTGCGCCTGCGAGCGGCCAAGCTGCAAATACTGGCCCAGCGGCTGGAACCCATCCTCGCACAACAACACCATATCCGGGCCAATGCGGATGAGGCAATTCGGGCCTTTGACCGGCTTGCCCACCACGAAACGCGCCGAGATGTTCCACACGCCGCCGGGATACAGGCCCGTGAAGATGAACACCTCGCCCTGATCCGTGACCGCGACGAACATTTCGTTCGCGCCCGCCGCCGCGTTATCTACCGTCCATGTGCCGATGGCCACCAGCTTACCACCCTCGGCAGCAAGCGGGCCAATGTCGTATTCCGTGAGCGCGCCCTGAAACAACCCGACGCCGAGATACCAAATAGACAGGCTGTTGCTCTCGACGTAGTAGAGCCTCTGATTGAAGTTGCACACGGCGGAAAACGTGATCGTCGGCGCCAAACCGCCAATGGTGTTGACCGCATCAACCATCGTCGTGCCGTTGTAGACCTGCGGCGTGGCGTCTCCGTTCACGGTCAACAGGTATTGTCCCGCTGCCGTGGCAAAATTGGTGCTGTTCCAATAGCCGCCCGTGCCCACCGTGGCCAACGCGGCCGGCGTGCTGCTCGTCACGTCCCACCACTTGCCGTCGGCATAGGCCAGCAAATCGTCAGCCGTGCCGCTCGAATACGTGGCAATGCTAGTCACAGGGTCGCCCGTGCCGGTGTCGCAATGCGCCGTAGAGCCGCCCCGCAGGCGGAGGTAAGTGGTAGTCGGGAACCAATTGATAAGCGTCTCAGCCTCGTTTTTCGCCATCGCGTCGAGCGCGTCGATCGCGTTCCAACCGCCCACGGCAACGGGGAAGTTGGCGGAACGTGCGGTCGTGCGGGCGGAGAGAGCGGCGCTCATGGGCGGGTCGGAAAGTTGCCGTCCTGCACGTTGGCCGGGCTGATGAAGATCGGCCAGCGGCGCCGCGTCATGCTCAGCACCGGAGCGCCACCGTCGCGCGCCTGCGCCACGTGCAACTGCCGCTGCCAGAGGGCAAACTGCGAGGAATAGTCAAAGCCCTTCGCCGCGAAGAACCGCCACTTGATGCCTTCCACAATCAGCCGGTCATCCCAGATGCACGTGTCCGCATCCGCCGTGAACCGCGCTTTCGGCGTGCTTGCGCTATCCGATGCCCAATAGGACGACAGATACTCATAGGACAGCGGCCCCGGAACATCGTTCGTTCCCGGCGGCGGCCACAGCCGGAACACGTCCAGCCCACGCCCAACCTGCCGGAACCATCGGCGCGGCCCCGTGGTAACAATGCCGCTCCGCAGCCATTGGTCTTCCTGCGGGGAAGCCGGCCCTTGCAGGCGCCAGTGGTTGCCACGGTCCCATTGCGTGTCATTGATGAACGTCACGAAATCAGCCGGCACCGGATACGTGTCGCGGGAAATCGTGATCAACGTGGCCACGGCGCTGCCGCTCGCCTGCGTATCCAGCGTTACCGTGGTGCCACTCAGCGGCGGGGTGACTTCGTTGGACACCGCCCGTGAACTGGTAGGAATTTCGTTACCGCTCACGATGTAGGCCGTGACCGGGCCAGAGGGAAAGGTGACAACATTCGTAATCGCCGCGCTGCCATCGGTCGTCGTGCCCGTGGTGACGGTCGGGGATTCCACGGCAATGATTGCCTGCGTCTGCAACGCCGTCCACTGGTGCCGTGACAACAAATCCGCGCCCACCGCATTGGCAAGCGCGAACATCTGCATGGTCTGCTGATCCGTGGCGCCCGCCACCGAACCCGGCACAGCAACGCCCAACTCAGCGCAGGCGTTTTGCACCAGCACGAGAAGGGTGCTGCTCATGGCTTAGGCCGCCCCGGCGAGCGTCAAAAATAGAGTGACCGAAACTCGGCGGATTTGCCTAGCGCGTAGTTGCACGACGCTAACACTTCCATTAACGCTAATACCGTCAATGGAACAACCAATCGGGGGGAATACACGAACACCACTTGAACTAAGGCTAAAAACAGTAACCACGCCGCCAATAGGAAAATTGGTGTCAAGCCTGACGGCTTGGTTCGTAAAACCGCTCGTTACAAGGCAAAACTCCCCTTCGTAAATAATGGAAGTAGTGCTTTGGGTATTTGTGTCCCCCGCAAGCGTGCGGATGCTATCCCCAAGCAGAGCCGCTTGCCGGGGCGGCATGCCAGAACCCAAAAGGTCATTCGGGAGAGCCGCCATGCGTGCCTCCTTAAGCCCCGTAGATCGTCACGAACGCCGTGGCCGAAACCCTGCGGACCTGGCGCCCACGGTTCTGCGCGATGGAAACGCTTGCGTTCGCGCTGCCCTGGTCGATGGTGCAGCCGATCGGCGGGAACAGAAGCCCGGTCGTCGCGGTAATGGTGTAAACCTCGGCCACGTCGCCAACGGCCATCGCGCTGTCAATGGTGCAAGCGGTTGCGCCGCCGGCCGTGGTCAACAGGCACACGTTGCCGCCGCGCACAACCGGAGAACTGCCGCCCTGCGCGGTGCCGACGCCGGTAATGGAAACGATAGTCGTCCCAAGCTGCGCCGCCAGAAGCGCCGGCATGCCCGATCCGACAAGATCAACTGCAAGAGCCGCCATCATTCATCCCCTTCGGATTCGGTGTCATCGCGGCGCTTCCGGCCCCGCGTAGTCGGTTGCGCCATCGCCAAAATCTGCGACCGCAACGCTTCGTTTTCCTCGCGCATCTGCCGCATCATAGCCTCAACCTGATGCATCGGCGCTGCACGCTCGGCGGCATCAAGGAATTTCTGCGCCTGCGACACGTAGCTTTCCACGCCCATGCCAACGCGGCGCTTTGCCTCCGCCGTCAGGCCGGCAAGCTGCTCCACCGTGAACACGTGGCACGCGCGCATGTGCTGGACGATGGCGGGATCTGCGGGGAACAGGATCGCAAGCGGGGTGCCCTCCGCTTCCGGCTGCTGCCCAGCCTCAAACGCCGCCCACGCTCGCGGAAACTCGTATTTGTGATGTTCCTTCATCACAACGGCGGTTTCGTCGCGCTCGCCGGGGTGGCGCACAAATACGACGATCTTGTTTTCAAAGATCGGCCGCCCCTCAGCCTCGGAACGCACCGTGTTCTGCGTCGGCACGTTGACAAAGCGCACCATACGCTTGTCGTTCGGCACAACCATGCCGCCCCAATCGCCCTGAAACTGCACCTGTCCGGAAAGCGTTGCAAGATCGCTCATAAACCCTCACGAGTTGGCGGGAAGCCGAAGCTCCCCGCTTGTTCCGTTAATCGTCGGTGCCGACAGCGGCGCTAGTGGCAATCGCCGCCGCGACGTTCGACGCCGCCGTGGCAGTCAGCACCAGCCCCGTCACCTTGGCCGAGGCGCCACCCACGGCAGCGCCGATGCGGCCCGCCGTGGCAGTGCTGGAATGCACCGTGAAAGCCGCGCCGCTCGTGGTGGCGTTGACGCTGGGATAGCGGCCAGAAACCATCATCCAGAAGAACTGGCCAACAGTCGCCGCCGAACCCGCAATGCCCACCATCTGGCCCAGCTTGCCCTTGGCGAGCGTGCTGGTCATGGCCTGCGCGGTCCACGAACTGTTCGTGGTAATCAGCACCACGTCACCGGCCGCGACGGTGCCGCCGGCGATCACGCGCACCCAGACAGCGCCATCGGTGCCGTTGACGCGCGTGCCAACGGCAGGAGATGCGCCGGGATATTCCGGCGTGCTGGTAGAGATTGCCGGATCGGTATTGGTGAAATTGAAGCCTTCACCAAAGACTGCGATAGAACCGCTCATGTTCGGGCCCTCCTCAGGCCGTCAGAACGCCCTGAAGGCGACAGTTGGAGATTGTCATATTGCCGGCCCACCCGATGAGCTTGACCATGGCGTCCTGGTTGACCGAGAAACGATCCGGGTCAAGCGGGACCATGTTGCGGTCACGGTGCGGGCGGTAGTGCAGGAACTCGCTGTTGATGAAATACATCGTGTTCGCCGCCGCGCCGCCCGTGGTCGGATTGGTGTCCGAGGCGTAACCCTGGAAACCACCGTCAAGGATGACATCGATGGAACGGCCGGAACCGTAGTATTTCAGCGAGGTAAAGCCGGCGCCTGCCGTCTTTTCGTCGGTCACGCGCTGGATCGCCTGGAGGCTTTCCAGATACAGGCGGTAATAGTTGTTGTCTGCCACGATCATGTCGGTAGCGCGATTGCCGGCGACAAGCTGAATGGCAACCGTGTTCATGTATCTCTGAATATTGGCCGAGGTCGCAGCCGCGCCGCCGTCGGTCACCGCGCTGTAGGCGATGTTGCGCCAGAACTGCCAGGTGCCGCGATCAATGCCGCCGATGGTGCCGGAACCCGGCGCCGTCGAAATCAGCGATTGCAGGCCGTTGATCTGGCCAGTCGCGAGCCCGTCCGAATACACGTCGAAGGCAAGCCCGTTCATGAAGGTGTCTTCGGCGTTCTGGATGCGGCTTTCAAGCAGGTCAATGACCGCCTCGCGCCCGCTGTTCTGGAGCATTTCCAGGCCAGAAATGGACACGGCCACGGCCATCTGCCGAATAGGGAATTCGGCGGCTGTGAACACGTCGGACGGAGTGATGTTCAGCACCTCGTAACCGGAATACCGCTTGTAGGTGCCGTTCTGCGCGTAGCTGATTTCCTGCACGATGGTTCGGCCACCGGAGAACGGCTTAGCCTTGCCGCGTTCCTTGAGGCGCCCCAGAAGCGCATTGTTGCGGGTCACGTTGTCGGCAAGCTTGCCACTACGCGCACGCAGCGTCGTGGTGACGATTTCCGAAAGATTGGGCGAAGGCATCGCCGTTACTCCTGTGAATGTGCCTAGTTCAGGCGTCCATCCCAGACAGCGTTAAGCGTTCCGCGCAGGTCATCGGGCGGCTTCGCAATACCCGCGACGGTAGCCGATCCGCGCACGCTGCCAGCCTTGGCTTTCGCTTGGGCCGCTGCTTTGCGCTGAGCATCGAGGCTGGCCTTTTCCTTGGCTGCGGCCTCGCTCTGCTGGATCGTCTTGAACACGTCAGGGTGCGCGCGGCACGCCATTTCATAGGCCGCTTCCAGATCCTTGGCCTGCCCCTTCTCAATAAACGCGGCCATCAAGGGCTCCACGCTCGCGAAGTGGGCATGCTTGGGATCGGCGGCAAATTCGGCAACCATCCGCTCTACCTGAGCGGTTTGTGCCTGCTGGCTACGCTGCTGCTGGGCAGTCAGATGCGATTCAAGCTGCTGCACCTTGGCAACAAGAGCCTGATACGCGGGGTCGGCAGGCGCAGTCTGTGCCTGCTCATTCTGTGTGGCCGGCATACGCTGCGCCGCCCACTTCATGATGTCGAAGCCGAAGGCTTGCGCCAGCGCCGGGAAAGCCTCATCCGGCCGGCTACGAAGCGCCACCTCGGCATCGAAAAGCGCCTTTACGGCGGCTTCCGGGGCAACCCCCTTGGCGCGGTAAAGATGCGCGTAGTCGTCTAGAACCTGCTTGATCGGGGCCATTTCAGCAGGCATCGCGGGCCGGGTTTCTTCGGCGGCTTGGGCTTCTGCATCAGGCTTTGCCTCCGCTTGCGTCTCATCAACCGGGGTTTCGTGATCGATAACATCCGTAGCCTCTCGTTCGCGAGAGACAAACCGGCCGCTTTCGTCACGCTCAGTCTCAGGGTCGGAATGCTGATCGAACGCCGCACCGAGGGCCGCGCGCAGGTCGTCCGCAGCATCCGGCGCAGGGGCCTCGGCTGGCGTGTCAATCTGCGGTGCGTCGAGGGTTTCGCTCATGTATCCCCGTATAGCTTCGTCGGGCCATCCCAATCCGAAACGCTTTCAATGGGGGGCGACTGGTATCCCTGCTCCACCATCTGCCACGCTTCCGCGATGTCCTGTTTACGGTCTTTCGCGAGATCGGCGGCAGAATTTTGCCTATTCTGGCAATCGTTGCCGACTTCAACGAGGCCGTGCGCCTTGGTGACTTCGCGAAACCGGGATTTGCTGTCCATCATCTGGCCCGTGGCGGGGTGCCACGCGGCGTCCATGGTGTCGCGGATGATGGCCGGGAACTTCGGCGCCGGCCGCTTCCAGTCGGTCACGTCCACGAATTGGCCGTCATGCCAGACGTATTTGCGTTTCATAGCGCCCTCAGCAACATCAGAATTTCCTCATCATCTTCGGCCAGCGCACGCGCCCGTTCGGCTTCCTGCACCGCTGCCAGCAACGCCGTCACAGCTTCACGCGCCGAGGCCAGCAAGGCATCGTCAGGGCGCGTATCGGCCAGGGCTGGCACCATGCGGGCGGCTTGGCGCGTAGCGGCCTGTATCGCCTCCTGCGGCGCTTCCTCGGCCACCTCCGCAGCCATACCCATGGCGGCTTCCAGCGACAGCCGCAGCGCAACCGCTTCCTGCGCCATTTCGTCGCGGCGCCGTTGCTCCGCCGCAGCCATCGCGCGTTCCCGGCGCGAGCGGCGGACAAAACCATCGTGCGTGTCGCCGGTCGATTCAACCTGCGCCGTAATTAGCGCGGTCACAGGAATCGTGGCGTCAATCGTTGCCGCGAGGGCCATCTTTGCCGATATGCTGGCGGTTACGTCAACGGTGCCGGTAATCGTGGCGGCAAGGTCGGGGAGCGCGGCCACTGTTTTGAAGTGCCAGAGCGGCGCTTCTTCCAGCAAAGCATACGGGTCCGCCGCGAACATTTCGTGTTCGTCCGCGTTCCACTGACGAGAGGCAAGCGCAGCGATATTCATAGCGCCGTCCATCTGGCAGGCGCCATCGGCTCGACGCCCAAACCGAACAGGGTCGGTGTTTGTGCCCGCCGCACCCGTGCCCGTGCCGCCGTATTCGGAAGTCGGCGTCGCCGCGTCTAAAACGCCATTCAGATAAAACGCCGGTGCGTTCTGTATTGCGCCGCTACCAGACACACTAAATGTTGACAAAGCATTAGCTGTTATAAGCAAGCTGCCACTTTGCCAAACACGGAATGGAAGTACTCCCGTGTTTGACCGCGACATCATAATTTTGCCAGAGGTCGGGTTTGTAAACTCAAAACTAAATGGCGTATTTGCCCCACCCCCTCCCCCGGCAGGTATTTTGCCAAAAAAATACCCGAACGACGCAATCGACCGGACAACGCCGCGCCACGCAACTGTGATATCGCCCGTTACGTTCCACGCGACATTATGCGGCACCTCCGCGAACGCTGCGCCGGTCGTATCCAACGCCGGCCCATCCGGTGTCAGTCCCACCGTGGGGCTGCTGGTTCCGCTCAGCAGCGCCCCCGTCACCACATCGCGGCCAAGCCCGAATTGCCCTCCCGTCACGAACAGTCCGACAAGCCCACTTGCAAGCGGATGCGACCGCCGCAGCCGCAGCGCAACGCTGGCGGGCGGGCGGACGCGCGGGCGGCTGTAGCGGATCAGCACCCGTCACCCATTCAGGTTGCGGTTGACCGTCCGATATTTCACGTCTGCCGCCGCCGTGCTGTCCAAAGCCGCGCCCATGCTGTTGACGATGGCAAATTTGAAATCAGCCGCCGGCAGAGGCACGCGAGGGAACGTCCCATACACCTTGTTGCCGCTGGTGACGCCGATCAAAACGCCCGCCGACGCCGCCCAATACGTATCAGCCGGCGCCGTGGTGCCCGTGGCTACGTTGTCGCCGTAGATCGTCCCGCCCTGGTCCAGCGGAAGAATGTAAAGGTGGAACCGGCTAGCGGAGGTCGTGGTGCCGCCCACTTCAAACGTGAACGACACTTCCGCCTCAAGGTCCAGGTTCGTGGCGTTCGCAATTGCCGTCGCTGCCACCACAACGGAGCCGTTGGCGCGGCTGTTGAAGTCGCTGGCCGTAAACCCGGCGCTTTGCCATGTGGAGGTAGAGGCGCCGTAAATAAGTTTCGCAATATCCGCCATCTTACATCCCCCGTGCTGCGATTACGTCCGCCGCCCAGATGTATGGCTCCGGCCAGCCTAACACCTCGCGCGGCGTGATCGGCGCGCCCGGCCCCACCGCCCCGATAGCGTCGGCGCGCGCCTCAGTCAGAAGCCCCGCCTGCGCCATGTAGGCCAGCCCGCCTTGCACCGTCGCGCCTGCCAGGTCCAAGGGATCGCGCCGCACGGATATGCGAAACATCAACTGCGCCACCACGGGATCAGAGCTGGCCCGCGCCGCGATGAACTCGGCCGGCGTGAACCGCGCGACGAACTCATCCGGCGTCACCAGCGATTTGCCCGCCGTCGCCACCGTCGCCGCGTTCAACGCCATTTCGGCCTCCGCTGGCGTCATCGTGTCGTATGGCGCCTCGGCCAACAGGTCGCGCAACCGTTCGTAGTGCCCAGCCATCAGTTCATCACCGCCTGCTTGATCCGCGCACCCGTCACGCGCCCGTCAGCCCCGCGCACCAACTCCTTTTCCGCCGACACCAGCGAGCGCACCTCCCCGATCAGCGCGAAAAGGTGCTGTTGCGCCTCGGCGTTCTGCCGCGACATGTCGGACAGGAATTGCGCCATCTGGCTTTGCACTTGCTGAATCGGCTCAATGATCTCGCGCACCGGCTCGGCCAGAACGTCGCGGTCCTGCTTCATGCTTTCCACGCGCTTGGCGTTGTCGATGGTCGCCTTGCGCTCGGTAATGGCGATGTCCGTTTCCGCCGCCTGCTGCTTGATCCGCGCGTCGTGCTCGGCCTTCATGCGCTCAATCGCCATCGTGTTCTCGGCCCGGATTCGCTCAATCTGAAGCATCGCCTCGGCCTTGCGAACTTCGTTGGCGAACTCAATTTCCGCCTTCTCGCGGGTCATCTGCATGTCCGCTTGCTTCATCTGTAGGTCCATCTGCGTCTTGGCCTGCTGCGCCTGCATATCCGCCTGAATCTTCATCATCTGCGGATCAGGCGGCGGCTGCTGCTGGGCGATCTTCTCCACCTCGGCCGCCATTTCCTGCACCACGGATTCCGGCAGAGGCGAGAACCGAAGCAGCTTCAGCAGAACCGGCGGCGGAACCTGTTTCACCAGCACCGGAAGCATAGGCTGCAAGGCCATCCACACCTCGCTTTTCTGGTTCGGCGACGTGGGCGCCTGGTCCACCACCACGTCAAATTCCGCCGTCTCACGCATGCCCAGCCATTGCACCGTTTCGGGCTTTCCGTCCGGGGCCGTAATCCGCATCACTTTGCCCGGCGGGATAAATTTGGCGATGAACACCATGAGCAAGCGGCCTTGCTCTTTGTGGTATTGCCGCAGGCTGTCGAACAGAGGCGCCAGCACCGCCTGAGATGCCTGCTTGCGCTGCGCCTCCAAGATGCCCGCCTGCTCGCGGTCCACGGTGCCCAGCAATTCGCGGTTTATGCCCGTCACATCGGGCATGGAGCCGATGGCGAACTGCAACAGCCGGTCAAACGACTGCGGGAACGGCGGGGCAGTTTTCGGCTGGATGCGCCCGCCAGACAGCGCGCCCATCTCCACCTCTACAACGCTGCCCGCCTTCGCGTATCGCTCCTCAAACCGGCGCACGTTCTCCACCGCGCCCTTCTCAATCAACAGGCCGGATTTGGCGTTGGTGTTGATGATGTGCAGCGACTGAGACAGCCACTTGTTGGCCCACATCTGCGGGTCTTTCACCGCCCGCACCAGCCCGTAAAACACCCGCTTGTTGCGGTCCCACCGGCCCGTGATGGCCTTGTAGGTCGGCCCGTAGCGGTCGGGGCATTCCGTCACTTCGGACACCTCGCCGCCGCACTCGAACACTTGGAACCATCGCTTTTCGGCCCGCTGCACGTGCTTCACGGCCTTGCGCGCGTCGCCCAACTTCTCGCCCAACGCCTCCCACTGCTTGGGCGTGATCGTCTCCATCTGGCCCGTCGCAGCGTTCAGCACATGCACCACCGGCCGCCGCTCGCACCATTGGAAATGCGTCACGGTCACATCGTCGGTGTTGCGGTTCGGGTCGTTGTCATCGTCGGCGTATTGGTCCCGCACGGGGTTCACCACCCGATGCCCCGGCGCGTCGGGAACGTCGCCCGTCGCCACCGTCGCCACGTCCGCAAACTCCGGCCAGCGCGACGCCACATATTCCGGGCTGAACTTCTGCCGCGACCACACATGGCTTGCATCGGCGAGGTTGCGCTTGCGGGCGTAGCGGTCCCATCCCATCTCAAACGGATCGCGCCGCTCGATCATGATTT